TTCAAGCGAAAGCAGCATTAGGCGCGGCGTCAGTCGCCAGAACAGATCGTAGCCGAGCCCGAACTCCAGCCAGTTCTTCAGGAGGGTTTGCCAGTCCCATCCTGTTAGCTCGACTGGTCCGCTAAAGGGCGATCACCCCCAGGAGAAGGGAATGCGAGGGCGAACGCCTCGCCGATCAGCTTGCTGGCCTGTGCCATGCCGATGCCGGTGATAATCTCGCCGGCTCGATAGAGAGGCAGGTCGGGGTGATTGTCCTTGAGCGCTGCCCACAGTGCGGCGCGCAAGGTGGTGATGCGCGCCTTGGCAGGGTCGCCCATGTCGGCAAAGGCGGCAATTGCAGGCTGGCCGGTGAGGTTCTCCATCTCGCACAATGCGTTGGCTGAGAATACCAGCTTGTAGGTCTTGCCGCCGTGGTCGAACGCTACGGGCGACGGTTGGTGCAGGGTGAACGACAGTTCACCCTTGTGAGGATTGCCCATTACACAGTTGCTCCTTATACGATGGGACGATTAGAAGGTCGCGAACGTGACCGGGCCGGTGACCTTCAAGGTCAGGGTGGCGGCCATCTTCTCAGCGGCAGGGATGGTGTAGTTGTAGCCGGTGATGATCGCATTGCCGGTCATCTGCTCTGTGCTTGGCGAACCGGCGCTGGGGATCGTCACGCGCCACTGCACCGCTTCGCCAGCTTCGAACAGCGTGCGGATCAGCGCGTCGCCTACGCCACCGGGGACGAGGTTCATCTCGATAGTAAGCTCGCCGGCGTCCTTCAGGCCCTGGATGAACTCCCTGTAGCCGTTCGGCGAGCCGATGGCGGTTACGTCAATTGCCTCGCTGGCCAGATTGGGGCCGGCGATGCTGTTGACCTCGCTGCTGAGCTCCACCCATGCCGCGCCGTCCCACAGTTCGAACTGCGAGCCATAACCAATCTTCGCTTCCGTAGTCATTGTCAGTTTACTCCGATGTTACCTGTAGTCACCTTGCAGCCCGCTTGGCTGCCTTCTTCACGAGGCGATCCCACGCCTTCGCGATTTCGGTTCCCAACTCCTGCCGCTGTATCTCGACAACCTTCTCCTTGTTGGCGTCGAAGGCAGGACGCATGTAGGGCTTGGGGGATCGGTGGGCCGTGCCGAACTCGACTAGGTGCGCATGCGGCGCGTGCCGCACCTTGCCGGTAGCGCCAGAGCCCACGTACATCGTCACTCCGGTTCGCGTTTCGCGACGGCCTCGCTGGCTACGTTTCAGTTGGGAACTGATGACCATGGACTCTCGCAGCCGGCCGGTAGCTACAGGTGCGTTGGCCTTGGCAGCGGTGAGGATCGGTTCAAGCGACTTGCGCAGCACGCGGCGAACGACGTTCTTGCCGGTGGCCTTCGGTAGCTCGCCAAGCGCGCGGTCTAGCTCCTTGAGCCCTTCGACCTTGAGCTTCATCACCGTTCCTCGAAGACGATCATGAAGTCCTGCGACACGCGATACAGCTTCACATCGTCTTGGTAGTCGTCGCGCATCGTGTCGTAGAACACGCCTTGCACGGTCACGTCGCCCATCGGGCCGCTGTAGCCGTCGAGCCGTTCCTTGATCAGGCGCGACAGTTCGTCGGCTTGGCCTTGGGTTTGTGCGTAGGCGTCGATTTGCATCCGTACCTGAGCAAGGCCGGTGGGAGCTTGGATGCTGTGATCGCCCAAGCCGCTGATCCTGTTGTAGACAATGCTTGGCGCGGTCACGCCTTGCGGCAGCACAACAGCGTGGATGCGCTCGCCACCTATCTCAGCGGCGAGGGTGCTGAATTCCAGCAGGAACGTGCGCAGCGCGGGTCGAATGTCGGCTAGGGACATGCTATGACTGTCTCAACAGGGAGGACCGACGATGATCGATGACAAGATCGATACCGGTGGTGGTGATCTGTTCTTGCTGGGGAAGGGCTCGGAACCCGCTGGCATGATTTGCGAGGTTCAGCACCGAAACCGCGAACTGTGGCAAGTAAGCTTCAGGAGGCCACTCGATCCCCGCGTTGCCCCTGAGGACATAGTGCTAACCACCGTGCTGACCCTCAGCGCCGCCGACGTGCGCCAGATGATGGAGCGGGCCGCTAGGTATCTGCCCGCCTGAAGGCGATGATTTCCAAGGTCTCGCGGCGACCAAGCTCATGCACCGCGAGGATGTCGTAGATCGCTGTTGGCTCGGGTTCCTCGCCGGCACCGATGGCGGGGTAGATGATGCGATCCTGCGGGGTTAGGTCGGCAATCGCTTGGTGCCAGCGAACGCGAAAGGTGGTCGTCTGCTTGGCGCGCAATTGCGGTTGCGTAAAGCTCTCATCCCCACGGGTCGGAGACACTGAGGCCGAAAGGCGCTGCACCAGCGTCCCCCAACTGACCACCGGTTCGCCGCTGGCACTCAGCGTCTCCGACTTTCGTTGCAAGGTGACCTTGCGGTCTAGGGTGCCGGCCTTCATCAGTAGGCCCTCGAAAGACGATACGAACTCACCAAGGTCTCGAAGACCTTGAGGTTCTGTTCCTGCTTGGTCGGGTCGGTGCGCTGATCGTCCAGGCTGGTCCGAATGTGGAACAGCAAGGCGTTGACGATGTCCTGTGGCAGGGCGCCGATTTCCCAGCCGGCCTGGAAGGTGATGGTGACCGGCGCTGGCACGTCGCAATCGACAGTAGGCCACTGCTGGCCTTGGGGCGGCATGAGCAAGCCGCCGTCATCGCCGCGAAGGTCTTCTTGATAATCGTCGCCGGCCGGCGTGCTGGTCGGCCCGGTCAGGGTGACGGTCGCGCCGTCGCTGATGTAGTCTATCTGATCGATGGCGACCGTCTTACCCCTAGGCAGATGCATGTAGCCGAAGGTATTGGTCCACACGTAGGGCCTGGAGAAGTCGCGCAGCACCCATCTGTGCTCGCGCAGTATCAGCGTGCGATGCGTGGCGTTCTCGAAGGCGTTGACGGCCGCCATGATGTGGGTCGTGAGCAGGTCGTCCACGTCATCGAAGTCCACGGCGCAGTAGCTCTTGACCAAATCAAGGTCGAGCGGCAGCGGTGACGATGGCACCGGGTCGATATCAAGTCGGATGGGATGTAAGGCCATCTTCGAGGCTCATGAGTGGGAAAGCGCGAAGGGCGCTATTCGGTGTGCAGTTGATGATCTTGATCGTCGGCGGCAGCTTGCGTGCCGCGTAGCCGAATATCTCGGAGAACTTACCGTAGTCGATCCTTTGACCGGCTTGTGTCGGGTGCGGCTTGCAGAAGTAGCGCCGGCCGTCCACCACCCTCATGTCAAAGCCGACTAGGACGATGCGGGTGGCACCGAACAGGATCGTCAAGTTGATCGCCTGGAAGCCGCTGTTGCTGCCGTAGTGGATGTGGCCGGGGTCGAGCGAGAACGCGCTGCCGGCCTTGCCGTTGCACAGCTTGACGCCGTAGTCACGGGCGGCAGCTAGCTTGTTGTTGCTGCCGTCATCGTGGCTAGACCACTTCTCGCCCTGGTAGTCGGGGCAGCCTTGTGTTCGTAGCCAGAACTTGGCATCGCAGCCGTAGCATACGTCAGCCCAAGGAATGAGGCGGTATGCCTCCTTGATGGCAAGGCACGTGTGCCCCTTGCACCGCTCGGCAACCTCTTGCGTGAGGCTCGGGCCGGGCGCGGCGACGATGACCGTTCTCCCGTCGTCCCAGCGCGGCGCGACGGGCGGCATGATAACCGGGGCATGCTTGCTGCTCTTACTCATGGTATCGGGAAGGCGAAGCGCCGGGCGTCACTCAATCGGGGGCTCCCTAAGTTGGGAGTTGATGTGCCCGTAACGCCTCGCCTTCCCGTCCCCGTCAGCCCGTTACGGGCAGCGCAGGAACTTGACGCTATCGTTGTTCAACACCGTGCCGTAGACGCGGCGAGCGATGTAGAACTTGACGAAGCCGACGCTGGTGATCTCGTCGCGCAGGACGGTCATGCCGGCCCGATCAACGAGAACGTAGGCACGCGACCAGTCCCCGAACGCGATGGGGAAGGTCTGGGCGCCAACGTCAGGGAACTGCTCCCAGGTCGCCGTCGGGTAGCCGAGCAGGAGCGGCGGCTGCCCAAGCTGGAGGCCGGGCTGCCAGTGATACTGCCCGTTGCTGTCCTTCAGCTTCCTGACGACACCGGTCGTGAGCGAGTTCATCACCCACGTGGAGTTGCTCCGATACGCGCTGTTGAGCCCGTACACCAGATCGAACAGGTTGTCGGGATCGACGGTCGGCGGCGAGCCCGTGCCCTGGAAGTATTCGAAGGCGTTGTGGTCACGGAGCGGCGAACCAAAGTCGTCCGTGGTCACGGGCGTCGTGGCCAGCAAGCCGGTGGGCTTGTCGCTACCGTCGCCGTCGATGACCGACTGGCCCTCCTTCACTGCGAAGGCACGGGCGCAGCCCTCGGTGAGCCACTGCTGGACATCGAAGAACATGTCCTCCAGCGCCCAACGGGTCGTCTTCGGGTAGGCGTAAAGCTCGCCACCGGTCGGCGTGCGGGCACGCAGGGTGCCGGCTGCCGTCTCGGTGCGAGCGGCCATCTCCGATGCCCACGCCGCTTCCTGCCCGGCCTCGTCCACCAGCTCCTTGTAGTCGCTGGTGCCGACCTTGCGAACCCGAACGAGGCTGCGCACCGGGGAGAACTTCAGTTCGAGACGCTCGATCTCGCGCTGGATCTCCTCGGGCACGGCATAGCCGCCCTCCTGCAGGTTGCCGATGTTGATAGCGCGCTGCTCCGCAGCTGCCTGCTGACGGGCCTGGATGGCAAGCTCGTTCATCTTGTGAGCGAGTTCGCCACGCTTCTGAGCGTGCCCGTCGCCACGGGCGCGCATGAAGCCGAGGAAGGCCGTCTTGTACTGTGCCTGAGTGTCGGCAAGGGCAGTGAGGCCGGGCTGGCCGCGACGGGACTCCAGTTCGCCAAGCCGAGCCTCCATCGCCTTGTAGGAGATGTCGATATCGCTCTTGAGCTTGAGCAGCTTGGCGATGTGGCCGTCCATCTTCTCGATCTTGGCCTTGGTCTCGGCGTCGCCCTCTTCGAGCGTGTCGAGAAGCTGGCGCTGATCGTGGACGGTCTTGCCGATGTCCTGAATGAGCGTGTTGAGATCACTCAGGTTGACTTCATCAGTTGCACGCGGCATCGCGTGTTACTCCTTATCGTGACGCCAACATGCCGGCCCGCACTTTGCGTGCGGTGCGGATCACGTCGGCTAGGTTGGTTGCGGTTGGTGCCGGCCTGTCCTCATCGCGAGGAAGGTTGATCGGCGCTCCCGCGTCACGCTGGAGCCAGGTCTTGAAGACTGCCACTGCCTTCGCGGCAGTAGCGCGCGACAACTCTGCGTCACGCAGAGCCGTCTCCAGGTCGCGCAATTCCTCGACCGTCATCGACCTGACGTTGCCTATACGGGCACGGTCGTTGGCGGGGAAGGTAACGACGCTGACCTCTCGCAGGTCAACATCGGTGAAGGTCATGCGGGGTTCGCCCTTGGCGGTATTGCCATTCTCGAACTTGCGAGGGAAGAAGGCGACGCTGAGCCCGTCGAGCGCACCCTCCCGCATGGCTTCGAGAATGTATTGCCCACGGTCGGTGCCAAGGGCGAACAGTTTACCCTCGACCTTGAGGCCCTTGCTGTTCTCCTCCATGTGGGTGTACTTGCCGATGGGCACATCATCGTCAGCGCCACCGAGGAAGCCAGCGCCGTGCTGCAACAGCATCGGTGGATACTTGCCACGGTCCTCCCACTCGCGAAGGGTGCGCTTGAAGGCGCCCTTGGCGAATGACGTGCCGTATGCATCCTTGTTGCCGAAGATGCTGGCATAGCCGCTGAACTCGCCGCGCGTGCCATCGTCGGCAAAGCGTACTTCGCACAAGCCGACTGACCGGCGCTCAATCTTCTGCATTGTCATCACCCTCGTCTTCGTCGGGCTCGTCTTCGGTGGGACCGGGCTCGGGCTCGTCCTCGGGATCGGTGCCCGTGGGCTGTTGACCCGACGTGCCGCCGTCGAGAT